TGTCATCTGGTTCGAACACATTCGCTACCTGGGCAACTTCGGCAGTGTGAGCGAGCTAAAAGCGGAAGAGCTGGACGACAACAAAGTGCGGCTATTCGCCCGACTGGCACCCAACGACCGGCTGCTTCAACTCAACAAAGAAGCGCAGAAGCTGTTCCCCAGCATCGAGATCGCACCCAATTTCGCCGACACCGGCAAACCTTACTTGCGTGGGCTGGCCGTCACCGATGAGCCGGCCAGTCTGGGCACAGCGCAACTCCACTTTTCCCGCCGTGTCGGCGACAGCCAGTGCTTCGCCTCAGATGAAGCACTGGGCCAACTGATCCGCGCTGAACCCACCGACGAAACAGCGATGTCCTTTTTCACCCGCCTGTTCAGCCAACTGGGCAGCAAGGCCCCCACCCAAGACGAGACGCCCCCCATGGATCAAAAAACGGCCGAAGCCTTCACCACGGCGGTGGAAAAACTCAGCACCGCCGCCAGCAGCCTGGAAAAAAGCGCGACCACCTTTGCCACCCAACCCGTCGAGCAGCCCAAGGCCGAAGCAACGCCACCGACTCACGCCGCCGTCACCCTCGAACAATTCAATGAACTCAAAGGCTCGCTCGACAAGCTGACCGAGACCTTCAACACCGCACTCAACCAAGGCAAAGGCCAGACCGTGCCGCTGACCACCGGCGCCGTGACACCGGAACCGGAGCCCGTTTACTGATGAGTCAACTCAGCGAACACGCCCGCCAGACCTATCACGCCCTGCAAGAAAGCGTCGCACGCACCTACGGCGTCGTATCAGCGCGGGAAGAGTTCAATGTCGAGCCCACCCACGCCCAAACACTCAACGACCGCATCACCCAGAGCTCCGCGTTTTTGCAGCGCATCAACGTTATCGGTGTGAGCGAGATCAAAGGTGAAAAGGTCATGATGGGCGTCAACGGCACCGTGACCGGGCGTACCAATACCGATCACCGCGACCGTGAACCGCGCAATGTGCTTGGGCTAGATGGCAAAGGCTATGAGCTGTTCGACACCCACAGCGACGTCACTCTCAAATTCGCCACCATCGACGCTTGGGCCAAATTCAAAGACTTCGCCAAACGCTACAGCGCCGCCGTCCACCGCCAGATGGGACTGGACCGCATCATGATCGGCTGGCACGGCACAGACGCCAAACCAGACACCGACCGCGAGGCAAACCCACTGCTTCAGGACGTGAACAAAGGCTGGCTGCAAATCGTCCGCGAACAGGCTCCGCAGCAGATCCTTATCCAAGGCAAAACACCCGGCAAAATCCGCATCGGCCGTCTGGGTGACTACCCTAACCTCGACGCGCTGGTCTTCGATGTGTCACTGATGATCGACGAAGAGTTCCGAGACGGCGACGACCTGATCGCAATCATCGGCCGAGACCTGTTGGCCCACGACAAAGGCAAGCTGTACGCCAAACATGGCCACACGCCTAGTGAGAAACAGAAGGTCGAATTGTCGCAAGTGATCGATACCTACGGCGGCCTGCCCTCTTACACCTGCCCGCACTTTCCGTCCAAGGGCGTCACCGTTACCTCGTTCAACAACCTGTCGATCTACTTTCAAGACAGCTCTTGGCGACGCTACCTGCAAGCCAACCCCAAACGCTCGCGCACTGAGGACTACAACAGCCGCAACGAAGGGTATGTGGTCGAACAACTCGGCAAATTTGCCGCCATCGAGGCCGCCAACGTCGAGCTGGTGCCCGATGCCACAGAAGGGGAACAACCATGAGCCTGGCCCTTCTGCACAAACACCGCGTACTCCAGGAAGGCCCCGCAGTCAGTGCCGAAGTCTACACCCCGGGCACGGCACTGGCTGGCCCAGCCAACGCACAAAAACACTTGGCGTTGATGACCCTCGCCCTGGCCGAAGACTGTGCCCGACTGTCCGACCTCAACTCACTGGCCGAGCGCCAGCGACTCAAGCGTGAAGACCTCCTGCCCAAATACCTGGACTACGTACAGCGCTACCGCGATTCCGGCCTCAATCATCCCAACCCGGTGTTGATGCAAGTGCTGATCTGGCTCTTCGATACCGAGCAGTTTGAACAAGCCCTGGACCTTGCTGAATTCGCCATGCAGCAAGGTCAGGCTATGCCGGAACGCTTCAAACGCGACATTCCGACATTTATCGCGGACACCCTCATTGAGTGGGCCGAAGCAGAACACGAAGCCAAACGCAGCCCCGAACCTTACCTGACCCAACTGCTGCCCCGCGTGGACGGCGAATGGCAACTCTACGAGCGGATCCCGGCGCGCTTTCACAAGCTGCTGGGGATCATTGCCATGGAGCAAGAACAGTGGAGCGATGCCATCGCCCGCTTCGAGCGCGCCGCCGAGCTGTACCCCGCTATCGGTGTGAAAACCCGGATCGAAGACGCCACCAAAGCCCTACGCCGGCAAAACGCCGACACCTGACTTACCCACCCCAGCGGGGGCCTGTTGCGGCCATGGCCTTGTGCCAATGACCAACAACAGTCACCCCCGCCTTTTATTCGAGTGAGCCGCCCGCAATGAGCTTTTCCGGCAAACCCACCACCCTGATCGCCCAACCGATCACCAATGATGGTTTTTGGCCAGATCTGGACCTGGCCGAGTTTCAGAGAGGCTACCGCCTGCCCGCGGAGTTTTTGTTTGAGTTGCTGGTGGACGGCATCACGCAAGCAATTGGCGAAGTGAACATGGATCTGGCCAAGCGCAAAGCAGACTGGCAAGCCGTCGGCATCCACAACGTGGCCAACGCTGACCCGATGTTGTTGGCCGAGCGCACATTCATGGCAGCCAGCTACAAACGCGCCGTGTACTGCCGCGCCAAGGCCTATCTGCTGGCTCAGTTCGCCACCGTTAATCGCCGCGACACCGCAGCAAACTGGGCCAAGGAAAGCCCCCAGACCCACGATCAATTTCTGTGTTTCAGCCAGCAAGCCGTGCGCTTGATTCAGGGCCGCAGCCGCGTCACCGCCGAGTTGATCTGATGGAAAAACTAAAGGCACTGAGTCGATTCCTGGTCGAACGCGGCATGGTGCCGCCAGAGCAGTTCGACAGCTGGGCCGAACAGGTCACGTTGCCGCTGTACTGGAAGCCCACCACCGAAGGGTTGCACATGGGCGACATGCGATACCGGGCAGTGATCGTGATTGAGCGATTTGCCGACAACCCGGCGCGACTGCTGGCCCTGGTGGGTTCGTGGCTTGAGGTCAACGACCCCAGTCGCGAGGACCAGAACCTGGCAGCGCCCACGTTTGAAATCGACCAGCTCGATGCGGATCTGGCGGACATCGAACTGCAACTGGACTTTATCGAGCCGCAACACCTGGCCGAGTCTGCCGACGGTGAAATTGAAGCCTTCGGCAAACGCTGGGCGTTCGTGCCGTTCGACCTCTGGGTGGCTGAACGGGGGACTGTCGTCCATGACCGCGCCGACGCTTAGCCTCGACATCCGCGGCCTTCTGAGCGCTCAACAGCACCTGCAGCTGTTGTCGTTGCCACCGAACAAGCGTCGGCGCGTGTTGAAAAATGCCGGCAGCCGGCTGGCCACGCAAAACCGCAAGCGCACCCGCAGCCAGCGCAACCTGGACGGCTCCGCCTTTGCCGCCCGTAAAACCGGCCGTAAACGCAAGATGCTGCGCGGCTTGAGCAGAGGCCTGAAAGTGCTGAGCACCACGACGAATCAATCCGTCCTGGGCTGGCGGCAACGCCCCCTCTCGCGTATCGCCGCCGAACACCAAAGCGGGCAAACAGAAATCATGACGCCGGGAAAAATCAGGCGTCGCGCCAAAAATCCCAAAAACGATGCCCCCGCCACCAAGCGGCTGGCCCGTGCGTTGCTCAAGGCCGGCTACCAGATCTGCCAGGGCGAAATCTGGGTACAGCCCGATGCCGACTGGATCGTGGCCAACCTGAAAAAAGGTCAGGCCGGTTTGATCCTGGACCGGCTTCAAGGCGCCCCCAAAAAACAAAGCTGGAAAATCGTCCTGCCCGCTCGTGACGCGCTCGGTGCCGACGCCGCCGGGGTGCGCGAAATGCTCGGCACCGTATTGCAGCAAGTCCTACATTCGCCCAAATAACGAGGCCACCCCATGGCTCAAGGTCAAGTCAGCGTCAACAACCTCAACCTGGGCCAAGGCCCGGTGATGGAGATCGAGCGCTATTTTCTGTTCATCGGCCCGGCGGCAAAAAACGTCGGCAAGCTCTTGGCGCTCAATACCCAAAGCGACCTTGATGCTCAGCTAGGTGTCGCTGACAGCGATCTGAAAACCCAAATCGCCGCCGCCCGCAACAATGGCGGCAACCGCTGGGCCTGCGCCGCCGCACCCATCGCCGACGACGGTGACTGGAAATCAGCCTTGGACATGGCGCAAAACGAAGGCGTGTCGGTCGAGGCCATCGCCATCACCAAACCGGTGGACACCGCCGATCAGGTGAAGGCCATGCACACCGCCGCCGGCAACCTGAACAACCGCTTTGGCCGGCGAGTGTTCGTCATGGCCGCCAGTGAAGGCATCACGACCACGCAGGAATGGTCAGGCTACGTGCAGGCGCAGCGCCCGCTCGTCGCAGACGTTGCCGCCCCCCGTGTGCTGGTAGTGCCGCAACTGCACGGCAACAACCTCGGCGTGCTGGCTGGTCGGTTGGCCAACGCCGCCGTCAGCATTGCCGACAGCCCAATGCGCGTGGCCACCGGCGCCCTGATCGGCCTGGGCCCCACGCCCGTGGACAAAGAAGGCATCCCACTGCCGCCCTCGATCCTGACCGAGCTGGACAAACTGCGCCTGTCGGTGCCGCAAACCTACCCCGACTACCCCGGCGTGTTCTGGGGTGATGCGAACTTGCTGGATGCCCCCGGCAGTGACTTCACCGTGGTGGAAAACCTGCGCATCGTCGACAAGGCCGCCCGCCGTGTGCGGATCCTGCTGATCCAGATGGTCGCCGATCGCCAGGTCAACAACACGCCCAACAGCATGGCGGCGACCAAGTTGAGGTTGATGCGCCCGCTGCGCGAGATGTCCCGCGCGGTGGAGTTTGCCGGCGTGCAATTTCCCGGCGACATCCAGCCGCCCAAAGACGGCGACATCACGCTGGTCTGGAAAACCCGCACCACCCTCGAAGCGTATCTGCTGATCCGCCCCTACAACTGCCCCAAAGACCTGACCGCGAACATCGCCCTGGACCTGTCTTTGGACGATGAGGAATAACCCATGGCCCGAATCAGCGGCATGAACTTCGATGTGAACCTGGGCGACCTGCAGGTGCATATCGAAAAGGCCACGCTCGACATCACTGATAACAGCGCTGTGGCCCAGACCAAAGGTGTGCCCGATGGCCACGTGGACGGTGACGTGGCGGCCAGCGGTGAATTCGAATTCGACAGTGCCAACCTGAAGTTGTTGATCGAGGCGGCCGGCCGTGCCGGCTCGTTCCGCAAACTCAAACCCTTCGACACCTTGTTTTTCGCCAAGACTGCCACCGAGGAGCTGCGCGTGGAGGCCTTCGGCTGCAAGCTGAAAATCTCCAGCCTGCTGGATATCGACCCCAAGGGCGGGCAGAAGAGCACCCACAAAGTGCCGTTCGACGTCACCAGCCCGGACTTCATTCGCATCAACGGCGTGCCCTACCTGGATGCCAGCGAGACCGAGGGCCTGCGCTGATGAGCGATCAATCCAGCCGGCGGTACTTTTCCAGCACAGAGCTGCGCTGCCACTGTGGCCACTGCATCAGCGACGGCAGCGAGATGGACCCCGCATTCATGGCCCTGTTGGTTCGCCTGCGCCTGGTCTACGGCAAACCTATGCCGCTGAGCAGCGCTTACCGGTGCCGCAACCACCCCAACGAGCGCGACAAAACCATGCCCGGTGAACACACCCAAGGCCTGGCGGTGGATGTGCGATGCAGCGGGCAAGAGGCCTTCAAGATTGTGCACTTGGCGCTGAACCTGGGCTTTGTCCGAATCGGCATCCATCAGAAAGGGCCGTCGCGATTCGTGCACTTGGGCCTGGCGCCGGAAGGCGGTCACCTGCCCAGCCCAATGATCTGGAGCTACTGACCATGCCCTTCGAAAGCCAGTTGGAACTGCGTCATCGGCCGGGGCATCACCGCTGGGAAGTGATCAACCCCCTGCTCTACCGCCATTACCACCTGACACCGCCCTTGCCCAGCGGCTACCAGCCTCGGGCATCGCAACTGATTGTGGTGCCGGTCGGTTACCTGTCGGATCTGGCCAGCGTGCCGCGCCTGGCGCGCCGGCTGGTGGACAGCCAGTGCCCGACCACCCGACGGCCGTCGGTGGTGCACGACTACCTCTACACCGACCAGACCCATCGCTTCACCAAGCGCGAAGCCGATCGGATTTTCTATGACGCCCTGCTGGAAGAAGGCACCGCCAAGCTGCTGGCCTGGCTGCTGTGGCAAGCCGTGCGCATCGGTGGTCGGGGGAATTGGACATGATCGATCTGACGCCCATGCACATCAGTGTGATGTTGCTGATGACCGAGGGAGTACTGACCGGCGTGGCCGGTTTCCAGATCTACCTGTTTCGCCAAGTCAATGCGGCCCGCCGGGAGAACATGGAGCTGCGCGTCGAAATGGCCAAGCACAGCGGCAAACAGGAGGCCATCGACAAAGCCCTGGTGAAACTCGAATACCGTTTTGAAAAGCGTCTGGAGCATTGCCTGGACGCCTATTTTGCCAACCTCAACAAAAGGAACACGCCATGAGCGACCGTCGCGATATCACCCTGAGCCTGGGCGAGCAAGACTTCACGTTCAGCCTGGCCCCACAGGACGTCACCAAGTACTTCAACGCTGTCACCCCAAACAACAAGGTGGCCCCGTCCAACAACCTGCTGACCAACACCGTGTTGCCGGACCATCTGCCTGCCCTTCGCCCGCACCTGGGCAACCCGGTGTTGGTCATGCAACTGGCGGGAACGTTGTTGGAAGAGTACGCGCCAGACGTTGAAATCGTCGTAAAAAAGCCCTCGACCGTGCTGACCGCCTGAGCGACGACGGGCTGGGTCAACTGATGGCCCTGACCGAACGCTGGCTGCCCGGTGCCGAACCCACCGCCGACAACCTGGGCACCGCCAAATGGCTGGAAGACGAACACTGGAAACGCATGGAAATCGCCGTGGCCAACGGCATCGCCATGGCCCTCAAAGGCTGAGCAAGGATCAATAAATGAGCGCATCCGCCACCAGCAAGCTGGATTTTATCCTGCGCTTGGTTGACCGCGTGAGCCAGCCGTTGGGCAAGGTTAAAACCAGTTTCAGCGAGCTGGCCACCCGTGGCCAGAAAGGCATCCAGCAAATGGGCGTGGGCATGGCCGGCATGGTCGGCACCGCCTACGCCTTGAAGGCGGCTATGGCGCCGGCACTGGGGCAGAACGCAGCGCTGGGCGAAGTGCAGAGCCTGGGCGTGGCGGCGGATGCGTTGGAATTGCTCAATAAAAAATCCCTGCAATTCAGTATCGCCTACGGCACCAACGCCACGGCGTTTGTCAGTTCGGCCTATGACATTCAGAGCGCGATTGCGGGGTTGACCGGCACCCAGCTGGCGACCTTCACCGGCGCGTCCAACCTGTTGGCCAAGGCCACCAAGGCCGATGCCGCGACCATCACCGATTACGTGGGCACGATGTACGGGATCTTCCAGACCCAGGCCGACGCCATGGGCAAAGGCGCCTGGGTCGAGCAATTGACGGGGCAAACGGCAACCGCCGTGCAAATGTTCAAGACCACCGGCCAAGGCATGAGCAACGCCTTCACCGCCTTGGGGGCCAGCGGGGCATCGGCCGGTGTCCAGGCCGCCGAACAGATCGCCATTCTCGGCACGCTGCAGGCGACCATGAGTGGTGGTGAGGCTGGCACCAAATACCGCGCCTTTCTCGCCAGCGCCTACGGTGCGCAGCAAAAGCTCGGCCTGTCTTTTACCGACAGCCAAGGTCGGCTACTGCCGATGGTGGACATTCTCGGCAAGATCAACGGCAAGTTTGGCGATCTGGACGCCGCCAAAACCGACCTGATCAGCAAGGCGTTCGGCGGCAAACAGGCGATGGGCCTGATTACCCAACTGCTGCCCAAAACCGGTGACCTGGCCAACAACATCGACCAGTTGGCCAAGGTCAAAGGGCTGGAGCAGGCGGACAAAATGGCCAAGGACATCGCCGATCCGTGGGAGCGCTTCGACAGCGCAATCATGGCCGTGCGGATTTCCTTCGGCCAGAAACTGCTGCCCACTTTTAACCCCATTCTGGAACGGCTCGCCGAAGGCGGCGGCTCGGTCACACGATGGACCACGCTGTTTCCCAACCTGACACGGGTCATCGGCTTGGCAGCGCTGACCGTGCTGGGCCTAACCGCCGGCGTGGCGCTGATGACGTTCGTGTTTGGCGTTTGGCGTACGGCTTTTGTCGGTTCAGTGGCGCTCCTGAAGGTCTGGAATCTGCTGAACCTGCGCGGCGCACTGCGTGTGCTGGGGCACGTGATCATGATCGGCCTGTTCGTCGCCGGGCTGGTGTTGATGTACACCTGGATGGGCCTTGTCCGGAGCGGCATGTTGCTCTGGCAAGCCGCGATCTGGCTGACCAATGCCGCGCTGTGGGCCAACCCGGTGACCTGGATCGTGCTGGGGATCCTCGCCCTGGTCGCTGTCATTCTCGCCGCCGTCTACTTCTGGGACGAATGGACCACCGCCCTGATGGAAACGGCGGCGTTCAAATGGGTCAGTGAGCAGTTGAGCGCCCTGTCCGCCTGGTTCGATTCCATGGGCGGCTGGTCCGGCATGGCCAAGGCGGCGTGGGACGGCATCGTGGCGATCTTTCACAGCGCCATCAATGGGCTGATCGCGATGCTGAACAAGATCCCCGGCGTGCATATCAAGGCGCAGTTCGGCGAACTCCCGGCCGGCCCAGATCTGGCGAGTCTTGAGGCCGCGCAGCGCGCCCAGCAAACCATCAACGCCGCGATCCCTTCGCTCTCCCCCAACCGCGCCGCCGCGGTGCCCCCCGGCGGCCTGCTGACCAGCCTTCAGAACAGCACCACGCAGAACAAGGGCACCCACGTCGAGAACCAACACATCTACACGAGCAAACCCATGACCACCCATGAACTTGAAGGGCTGATGGAGATGGCCGGATGAGCGAATACATCGATCTGCTGATTGCCGGCAATGACCTAGTGCTCGATCCGTCTCACCAGCCCCTGCTGGTGGACGATCGTGCGAGCATCGCCCAGGACATCGCCCACATGATCCGTGACAGCGGGCTGCTGGTGACGCTGGTGGCCGAGCGCGACCCGCTGCGTCAGCGTGACTGCCGGCAACAGCTGGAGCTGCTGGTGGAGGCCGACGAACGCCTGGTGCCCGGCACCGCGCGAATCGTGCCCGAGGCACCCGGCCGCTACCTGGTGACGGCCACTACTGTGAAGTTCGGCCATGTGAAGGTGACGGTATGAGCGACGTCGATTTCAAACAGGCGCTACGCGATGCCGGCATCCCAACCACCGAGGCCGAGCTGAAAAAAGCCTGGGAAAAAGAGGCCGCGGCTCAGGGCAGCAACATCAGCAACACCAGCGCCTGGTCACCGTTCTGGCGCATCGTCAGCGAGCTGGTGACCAAACCGGTGGTGTGGCTGATGGGCTTCATCATCGACACGGTCTTGCCCAACCTGTTTGTCAAAACCGCCGTCGATGGCTGGCTGGATATGCTCGCTTGGGCGGTGAACACCGAGCGCAAAGGCTCGACCAAAGCGCAAGGGGAACTGCTGTTTACCCGCACCGGCAGCGCTGGCTCGATGGAGGTGCCGGTGGGCACCCGCGTGCACTCCGCGGCCATCAATGGCCACGTCTACGAACTGACCACCACCCTGCCCGGCATTTTCACGGACGGCCAATTGCAACTGTCCATCCCCGTCGAGGCGACGGAAGTCGGCAGCGGATACAACCTGGCGCCCGGGTACTACGCGATTTTACCGGTGCCGGTACCGGGCATTGCCCAAGTGGTGAACGCAGAGGACTGGCTGACCCAACCCGGCGCCGACGCCGAACCCAATGACCAGTTGCAGTTGCGTACCCGCAACCAGTTTTCGGCGGTTAACCAGTACCACACTGACGCGGTGTATCGCGCCATGATCGCCTCATTCCCAGGCGTGCGCCCGGACGGCGTTTACTTTGAGCACGATGCACCCCGCGGGCCAGGCAGTGCCAACGCGTTTGTGCTGTTTGAGGCCGGCGTGCCGGCAGACGAGTACTTGCAGCAGATCAACGCCTACATCCGCGAAGGCGGCAACCATGGCCATGGCGACGACCTGCTGGTGAGGGTCATGCCCGACACCCGCCACGCCATTGCATTGGAGGTGTGGCCACGACCGAACCTGAGCGCCGAGCAACGCAGCCAATTGCAGGAACAGATCGAGCAATTTATCCGCGCCGCCTTTCGCGAAAGCACAGCCAGCGATTACCAGCCGACGCTGACCTTCCCCCAGTCGCGGTTTTCGTTCAGCCGCTTGGGCGAGGAACTGCACGCGCAGTTCCCACGCATCGAGTCGCTGCATTTCAGCAACAGCGACATCGTGTCCGAGCTGAACGTGCCACGGATCGAAAGCCTGGCGGTACAACTCCATGCGTAAGTTGAAATTGCCGTTCTGGCTCGGCGCCGGCGAGCTGGCCAAGTTGTGCGCGGCCGCGCAGGCCTGGTGGGAGACCGTGCAAGGCTGGCTGCACTGGCCGCTGCATCAGATGGACCCCGAACACTGCCACCTGACCATTCTCGACCTGCTGGCCTGGCAGCGGGACATCACGCGCTTCAGTACAGAGCCTGAGCCGTTGTACCGCTTGCGGGTCAAGTACGCCTTTATCAACTCGGTGGATGCCGGATCCACCGCCGGCATGAAGCGCATCCTCAATCGTCTGGGGGTGGGCTATGTCGAGATCGAAGAGCGCCTGCCCGAGCGGGACTGGGACGTGGTGTTGCTCAAGCTCACAGACTCGCAACTGGCGGACAACCCTGAGCAACACCACGT